TGATTGACTTGGAACTCCCGAAGGGGACAACAAGGGGCAAGTTTAAATACAGCCTGAACGACTAAGCGAGAGAACACCTGAAAAGGTGAAGCGATAGTCTGAACTTGGATATAACTTAGGATCAGAAGTCCAAGAACTAGGCAGAAATGACCTAGTGCGTTACTAGAAGTAAGTAACTGCTAACATAGTGCGAGGAAATAATGTACAATGATCCAAATACTAACAATGCTAATAGCTATTCGGGCTACGAGGTGCTTAATATCACCCCTGATAGCCCAATTAGTGCTGCTCAGTTCTCTATTACTCAGTACGCAGATAGCGTAACAATGAGTGGTTTAGAAATGTTGCAGAACAGCTCTAAAGAAGCAATCATTGACTTGCTAGATGGTCGTATGCAAGTTTCTGAAGCTCGTCTTTTAAACCGTATTTCTACTGACATCTATGGTGACGGTACAGGTAACGGTGGTAAAAATATTACTGGATTGGCTGCTGCTGTATCAACTTCACCTACAAGCGGTACTTATGGTGGTATTAATCGTGCAAACTGGGAATTTTGGAGAAACCAAGCAACTACTGGTGCTACATCTTCCACAACTATCCAAGCTGCAATGACTACTGCTGCTATCAAATCTGTTCGTGGTACTGATAAAGTAGACTTAATCGTAGCTGGTAATACTTTGTATCAATACTATGTTGCTTCTTTACAGGCTATTCAGCGTATCGCTGGTGTCGAAGAAGGCGCAGCAGGTTTTGCATCACTCAAGTTCTACGGTGGTGGTATGTCTGCTGATGTGGTATTAGGAGGCGGTTATGGCGCACAAGAGTCTGCAACTTATATGTATTTGCTAAACACAAATTACATCTTCTTGCGTCCTCATAAAGAGCGTAACTTTGTTCCTATTGGTGGCGAAAGACAGTCCATCAACCAAGACGCTAAACCTACGTTGCATTAATGGTGTCTATAAACCCACTCTGATTGACTTGGAAGTCTAGAAGTAGACGACAGGGCGCAAGCGAAAGCAGCGTGAACGACTAAGTGAGAGGGACTCGAAAGAGTAAGCGATAGTCTGAACTGGGATATAACTTGAAGTTTAAAGTCCTAGAGAGCGATTCGAAGAAGTTGCTCCGCCATGAAAGTGGTCAGTAAGTCGAAAGACTGAAAGTAACAGAAATGATTGTGAAGTTGTATGGTTGGGCAGGAAATTTAACTTGTTCGAATTCGTTCTTACAAGGTGTCTTAACAGGCTCTTAATCCATTTTTTTAAAGGAAAATTATCATGGCATTTACAATTACCCCCTTAGCTGGGATCGACCTTTACAACACCGCACAAACCAATCCAAATTCTGCTGGTACAGCAGTTCCTACGATTGGCCCATTGGGTGCTGAAGTATTTGGTTCAGATGGCTTACGTTATGTGTTCGCACAAGCAGGCGCAGCAATTGGAGCATCGACAGCAACTTGCTCAATTAACGCTTCTACTTTTGTAGCAACACCATCAGCAGGTACATATTTATCAGGTGCTTCTATGGCATCAGGTGATTATGGCTGGTTTGGTAAGGCATCTGTTTGATTTTTAGTAGTTTTGTAGCATAATAAGGGGAGACTTCGGTCTCCTCTTTTTTAACCCTTAAATACCTTTAAAGGAAAAAACAATGGCACTTCCAAGCGATGAACAAGGCGCAGATTCAAGACTGCAAGTAAGATTCTACAAACGACCAGTACAGCAAGAAGCTGAAACATTAGAAGCTGGCAGACCAATATACAAAGAATTTGATTTTGTACATATTTGTGTAGCTGGTGATACCCTGACTGAAATTGATACTTATGTGTTAAATAGCCATAAAGTTAGATTTCCGATTCAATGGGCTAATTATCAAAACAGAGTAGGTGCAAACGATCAAGAGGTAGTTGGTACTCCTGTATCTGAATGGCCTTTAATATCTAAATCACAGGCTGAAGAACTCAGAGCGTTAAAGTTTCATACAGTAGAATCCATTGCTGGTGCTTCCGATCAACAACTTCAACGTATGGGTATGGCTGCTGGTATGTCGCCCTATGCGTTTAGGGATAAAGCTAAATCATATTTAAATTTAGCCTCAGATTCGGCAGAAACCGACAAAAGAGCGCAAGAAATTAACAATTTGAAAGAAGAACTTGCCAAAAAAGATGAAGAAAATGCTAAAATAAAGGCAGAAACAGATGCGAAGCTCGCCTTAATGCAAGAACAAATGGCAGCTATACTTGCTACTGTTGGAAAACCTAATCGTAAAAAGACGGTAGCCACAGAGGAAGCATAATATGTCAAGCAATCTACTCCAACTTGTCCAGCAAACAACTGCTGAACTTAATCTTGCCGTACCAACGTATGTTATCGGTAATCCAAGTCAGGACGTGCAACAAGTCTTGGCTTTGATGAATCGTGCTGGTTACGACTTGATTAAGGAGTATGATTGGCAAGCATTAGAGCTAGAGTATCGCTTCTATACAGATTATTTAACAACTACTTGCAATACAGTACAAGGCACTCAGACATTAACTAACATTCCTAGTACGGCAGGTCTTGATAGCACTTACTCTATTGTAGGTGGGGCAATACCTCAAGATACTTATATTGATACGGTTATAAGTCCTACTATTGTGACTACAACGCAGCAATCATCTTCAACAACTGTAGGCGGTTCAGTAACATTTAGTAAGACTATATATCCCTTACCACCTGACTACGAAACCATTACAGACAATACTCATTGGGACAAATCGCGCCATTGGCAAATGTTAGGCCCTGTTGATGCACAACAATGGCAATGGCTTAAATCAGGTTATATATCTACTGGCCCACGAGTACGCTGGAGAATTTTAGGCAATACATTTCAGATATGGCCTCCATACAATACGCAAGAGTATTTAGGTTTTGAGTACAGATCAAAAGGATTTGTCAGAAGTGCAACCAATGCTGTTTTAAATAGTTTTCAAGCTGATACAGATACAACGGTATTGGATGACACTATTATGGTCTTAGCTACAAAACTTAAATACTTCCAAATTAAGAGCTTTGATACAACATCCTTACAAGCAGACTATATGCGTTATTTAAGTATCGCTAAAGCTAACGATAAGGGTTCTGCCACATTGTCATTTGCCCCTCAACCTAGTGCTGTACTTATCGGTTGGGCTAACATACCTGATACTGGCTATGGGTCTTAATCATGGCACAAGCCCAGCGTAGAACAGCAGCCACTACCTCAATGGCAGCCCCAATTGGGGGTTGGAACAATCGAGATTCATTGGCAGAAATGCCTCCTTTAGACGCTGTAACATTAAATAACTTTTGGCCTACCCCTACAGACGTACAGTTACGTAAAGGATGGACTAAGGCTTGTTCAGGAATAACTGGTCAAGTTGAAACTTTAATAAATTACCCAACAAGTACAGGTTATAAGTTATTTGCGTTTGCTGGCACACAAATATATGACGCAACTGGAACAACTGGAACGGTAGTATTTACTGGACTTACTAATGCCAAGTGGCAATCCATTAATATATCTACTTCAGGCGGTGATTTCATTATCGCTTGTAACGGTGTAGACCCTGTTCTTATCTATGATGGCTCGTTTTGGGCTTTTATGGCTACCACGTCAACAGCTCAGACAATATCTAGTATTACTAGGGGCGGTACAGGTAACTTAACTGCCACCTTAACAACGGCTGCACCTCATGGATTAATTACAGGTAATCGGGTATCTATATCAGGTGCTACACCTAGTCAATTTAATGGCATTTACAGAATAACGGTTACAGGTGCTTCTACCTTTACTTATACAATGGCTACTGCCCCAAGTGGTAATGCTACCGTCATGGGAACATATACAGTCAACGGCATAACTGGCGCAAATAGTAACACATTTGTTAATGTCAATTTATTTAAAAATCGTTTGTATTTTTGCCAAAACAATAGTTTAAGTTTTTGGTATTTAGATGTAGCTTCTATATCAGGCCCAACTACAGAGTTTCCTTTAGGAGCTTTCTATCGTAACGGTGGTTACTTACAAGCAGCAGGAACATGGACTCTTGATGCTGGTTACGGTGTAGATGACTTTATTGTATTTGTAAGCTCGATGGGTGAGATTCTTGTCTATCAAGGAACAAACCCTAATGATCCTACTACTTGGGCTATGAAAGGCTTATGGCAAATGGGTCAAACCTTTAGCCGTAGATGCTTCTTTAAGTGGGGTGGAGATTTATTACTGTTAACTCAGGATGGACTTCTTCCTTTAACTGCTGCGCTTCAATCAACCCGATTAGACCCTAGAATTAACTTAACTGACAAGATATTTTACGCAGTCTCATTAGCTTGTAGTGAATATGTTAACAATTTTGGCTGGCAGATTAACTTTTTAGCTGAAGCTAATATGTTGATATTAAATATACCTACGAATGACGGTATAGAACAGTATGTAATGAACACCATTAATAAGGCATGGGCTAGATTTACAGGAATTCAAGCTAATTGCTTTGAAGTGGCAGGCGATACTAATATGTACTTTGGTGGTAACGGTTATGTCGGCTTATTCTTTACTGGATTTTCAGACAATAACGCTAACATCATTGGAAACGCTCAACAAGCGTATAACTACTTTCAGACACGAGGGCAGTTAAAACGGTTTACATTGGTTCGACCCATATTCCAAACAGATCGAGGGATGCCTACGGTACTTTGTGGTATTTCTACTGACTTTGAGACTGTTCCACTAGTTAATCAATTAGCGTTCAACCCAGCCACTATTAATACTGGTATTTGGGACTCTGCTAGGTGGGATGAAAAATCATGGGGTGGTGGTGCTGTTATTACTAAATACTGGCAGGGTGTCACAGGATTAGGGTTTGCTGCATCTATTAATCTTAATGTGGCTTCACAGAACATAGACTTTCATTGGGCTTCTAGCGACTATGTGATGGAAAATGGGGGAGTTCTTTGAGAAGAGTTACTACTGAGAATCAGAAGTATTTGGGGGATTGGTTAGTAAGAATAATGAATCACCCCTTACCTCATGAGACAGTATGTATCGGTCAAGAGATAGATGGAGAAATAGCAGCAGTCGTTGGTTTTAACAATTTTATGCCAAATGCGTGTCAGATTCATATTGGTGCTACAGATTCTAACTGGGCAAGTAAAGATTTATTATGGGCTACGTTTGATTACCCCTTTAATAAATTAAATCTTGGGGTTATAATAGGTCAAGTATGCGCTAATAACGCAGACGCACTAAGGTTAAACCGACACTTAGGCTTTAAGATTGTAGCTGAAATACCCGATGCTCATATGGATGGGGATTTGGTAATTATGACTATGAGGAAAGAAGATTGTCGGTTTTTAGACATCCAATGTCCTCTAAGAAAGTTTAAAGGAGAATGATATGGGTGGTGGTGGATTTTTAGGATTAGGGCCTGCTGCTAGTGCGCCTCCTCCTCCTGACTATAAGGCGGCAGCACAAGAAACTGCATCAGGAAACTTAGACGCTGCAAGAGCTGCGACTGCTGCTAATCGTGTTAATCAAGTAACTCCTTATGGAAACTTAGATTATTTCATTACAGGTCAAGACCCATATGGTAATCCAACATGGACTGCTGCTACCTCCCTTTCAAATGTCGGTAAACAATTATTAGACACACAAAATCAAACTAGTTTGGGCTTAGGTAGCACAATTAATGCCCAACTTGGTCAAGTACAAAACACAATGGGTCAAGGATTTAACCCTAATTTACCTTCAACTGGATATAACCCAGGCCAATCGTACCAAGACGCTGCAATGCAACGCTTACAACCTCAATTACAACAAAGTCGTGAGGCATTAAACAACCAATTAGCAAATTCGGGAATTCCTGTAGGTTCTGAGGCTTATATGAGAGCGCAAATGAGTCAAGCTCAGAAAGAAAATGACTTATTGGCAGCTAATACAACGCAAGGACTTAATGCTGGTTTAGCTGCAAATCAACAAGCATTTGGTCAAGAACTTACAAAATACAATATTCCTTTAAATACATTAAGTGCATTGCGTACAGGCGCACAAGTACAGAATCCTACATTTGTAAACTCTGCACAGCAAGCAACAACTTCAGGTGCTGATACTTTAGGTGCTGCTCAAATGGGTTACAACGCTCAGATGGGCGACTTTAACTCTAAGGTTGCACAACAAGCTAACTTTAATGCTGGCTTGATGGGTCTTGGTGCTGCTGGTTTGTCTGACATCCGCACCAAAGAAAACATTAAAGCTATTGGCTGGTTGCTTAATGGATTACCTGTCTATGAATTTGAATATAAGCCCGAATGGAAGGCTGAGGCTGGTCATGGCAAGTTTATTGGTGTCATGGCTCATGAAGTTCAAGAAGTACAGCCTGAAGCGGTTATACATAGACCTGACGGATACAAAATGGTTAATTATGGAGTGTTAAATGCCTAATCCTTACACAAATATGTATATGCCTAACGGATTTGAAGACGCTCAACAGGGTTTAATGCCAACATTTCAGAATATTGGTCAACAACAAGCTAACCAAAACGCTGCATTGCAGGCTCAAGCCCAACAAGTACAACAAGCAGGCATGACGCAAAAAGGTCAACAACTGGGTGGTGATGCAAGTCAAGTAGCTATGGCTCAAGCACTTAGAAATAGTGATCTTTATAAAAAAGGTCAAGCACAATATGGAATGGCTCGATACGGTTCAGGCAATGTATACGGTTACGGTGGTCAAGGACAAGTCCCTACTAGCCCTGATTTTTCTGTAGATTCATTTTAAGGAATAATTATGGCAGATCAATTTGGTAATTTATCACCTGAAGAATATCAACAGCAACAAGAGATTAATCGTCAGCAAAA